ATTCTTGCCAAGGCGCGGATCGTTGCGCTTGAGCATAGGCCATCAGGTGCTGCTTGGTAGGTGGGGCAGTGTCACTTGCGTCGTAATCGACGGCAAGCATGACTGTGCCAGCGGTAGTGGTAGAAACAGAAGTTTCATAGTGAAAATGGAGGTCTTTGAAAACATAGGACTCGTAGTTAAGTGCGATGGAAGAAAGCCATGGAAAGACAAGGCCGTTGCCGGGATTAAGGGCAAAGGCGTTTCCTTCAAAGGCGATCGAACCGGCGATGTCGCCAATAAACTCGCGATGCGAGATAGTGGCAGACGTAGAGCTGGCTCGCATCTTAGGTTTGCGGGTCGTGATACGGCGAGATGTGGCGACGGGGGCAGATTGTGTCCCAGGTCGTTTCTGGCGGTTGTTATTAGTGGGGCGGCGTGATACGCGGCGGGATGAAGATTTATTCATGATGAGTGGAATTTAATCGTTATACTGTTGTTAAATTGTCCCCGCTGTTGATCGCAGCGGGACTGGGTCGTTTACTTGGACTTTGGCGCCTCCTTCTTCGAAAGGAGCGCCACGCCAGCTGCTTTCCGGCGCTTGCGTTCGTCGCGGAAAATCTGGGAACAAACATCGCAGTGACCCCCGAGCTCCTTAACGGGGGTGTGGCATGGTTTGGTGCAGCGGCTGTACCAACCAGACGTGTTTTCGCCACGCTTGCACGTGAACACTTTGGATGGTGGTTTTGACTTGGATTCTGACTGCTCAGGGTCAGGTTGTTTGGCCTTGACTGGTGGAATCGGGACGATGATGGGTTTCTCGTCCGATGGTGACGGATCAACGAGGACACCGTTGCCGAGATAAGGCTCGGCAGCGGGCTTCGCGTCGAATTCCGCAAGGCATGGGGGGTCATCCCAGGATGAATCAGGATCGGCTACATATGCTTCGAACTCAGCGATGCGTTCAGGCTGGAACGCCTCAAGAAAGAGGGTCCGCTGCCAGTCGTCGTCGCAAGTGTTGCCGGATTGGTATGAGGTTTCTCGAATGTCACCGAAGCTCTGGGCCAGCTTGTCGTTCCACTGCTTATCGGTTTCAAGCAGTGCTACCTTGGTCTTCCTCGAGGTTTTGCACCAATGTGCGTATTCCTCGGCGGTTTGTTTGACAACTTTGCGAAAGTAGTCACCAAAGATGTAAGTTAGCGAGTCGTTGGCCAGGAGGGACTGGGCTTTTGAATGAGCGATGACATTCTTGGGAATTGTGTCGGTGAGAGTGGATACGTGGAACTTTGAAATGGTTCGCAACGGTGAGCAGACATTGTCAGGGCAGCCCTCCCACACGGAGGGTGAGTAATTGCGTGCGAGGAAATCGACTCGCTGACCGCGTTCTGCGATGTTGAATTTCAACACAAATCCCCATTCGGCAGCAACCTTGATCGAGTGTTTCTCGTCAAGATTGCGCTGGATGGAGTCGTCTCCAGCCATGAGGCCGAGGTGCGCGTAGGCACCCCCTGCATCAAGCTTGCCTTTGCAATTGGGAGCGAATGTGTTGTAGAGACAACAAAATGAAATGAATGCGTTCCGTGCTGTGTTGAGAGCGGAAGTGTAAGGATCACCGGAGGCTTGAGAAGCTCCTTGGTCGTAGTGGACGCCGTAACCAGCACTGACAGAATTGTCATAGGTTTGCTGATACCAAGTGAGGATTTCGGCGTGGTCACGTTCGTGAAAGTTGCCTCTCAGGAATGCCACGTCGAATTCACGAACTAGGTGGTTGACGGTACCGTCCATGCGACTGTAATCGCCCAGGGCAATGTGCTTAGTGGACACCGAGCTAACATGCTCGGCTACCTTTTCGGCAACAACGTTGGGAGGTAGTCCGAATGCGTACCAATTGGTCCGCTTCAAGGCTCCTGCAACGGCCAGTGAAATGCGCGAATTCTCTAGGCGCACCTTTGGGGGCATGGGGGTGATATTACGAGGGTCTCCGGCTTTCATGCCGGCTTCCGTCTTCTGAAATGATTGTGTGACTTTGCCAAGTATGTTAACGATGGCCAAGTAGGCACTCCCGGTGTATGACATCGCTTCTTCGTTCGTGAGACGCTGCGAAGGTTTGGATTGTTTCTCATACACCTCTTCTGCCGTAAGGAGTTCTACTTTCTCACCAACATCTTTGCGGTATTCACGCATGAAGGCATTGATGAGACGGCGCTGCGGTTTGGTGCAACGCGGGGGTAAGTTCTTGGGAGCGACGTCTGTGATTCGAGTTTCGACGCCATGTTCAGTGTTTCCTCTATCGTTTAGAGGTATGTAGCATGCACCGCCAACAAGACCACCGAAGAATGCCTTGAGTCGTGACTCAGGGAAATTGTAATCTTCGACGTAATCTTTGATGCGATAGCCATAGTACATAACTGATGGTGCTCTGACATAGTCAGTAACTTGTGTGTGTCCATTCTCGTGTGTGACAGCCATGATGCCGACATGCATCTGGCTGTTGGTCCATTGTTCGTGGTAACCTTCTCCGTAGGCATTACGGAACATTGCCAATGCCAGGGCTTTCTTGCCCGACATATTGTGTGTTTTCACGGCATTGTAAGCCTTGCCGTCGAAGACGGTCGCTATGCTAGTGCCAGCAATGTTGTAGGTGTACACGGGTTCAGATTTGCCATCAAGTTGTCTGATATGCGTGAACGCGCATATGGTGGTTCCTTCAGTGCACATGTCGGACGGCGGGACAGTGATGATTTTGGGGCGCAAGCGTCGAGGCATCAGATCAGCAATTTCCTTGCAAAACCATAGAGTGCGGAGACAGTCAAAGCGGACAGCTGGATAGCTGACCCAAATGACACGGTGTTCGCCGCAGTTGATTTGAAAGTTGGTGTGCAGGCCAGCGCTGAGGCCGGCAAACTTGACCACTGCACAAAGAATTGTGAAAGTGGCCAAGGAGGCCAGCGCAGCGAGGAGGCACATTGCTATATAGTCGGGGCAGTCAATAAGCCACGGATAGCTGAGCGGGGTGGTCGTGAGGGTGACACGGAGACAGTCTGGCAAGTAGCTCCAGATTGAGTGAACAATAACCTCATGAATGACGTTGCGTCGCGAGAAGGTGTAGACGCCAGGTTCCGGAACGGGGAAGGTGGCTAACTTGGGGACGTTGATAGTGAACCAGTCGTAACAATAGAGTCCGAACGGAGTGGTGATAAGGAGTGGTGTGTGTTGATTCGATAGTGAAAGGACTGTAAAGCCCACGAGAAGGGCTACAGTCATGATCATGAAGAACATTTTGGTGGTGATTTTACCAAAATGCCAATG